AAGACTGCCTACAAGAGGTGGCAAACGATGAATGACGAACGTGTCCGGGATACGCACTTCTATCTGGAAGGTACGGAAGTCCTTCTTACAGGAAGGTTCTACACATTCGATGGAGACAGTGCAGAGTTCCCCGGTGGGTTCTCAACACCAGAAAACAATGTCAACTGCCGATGCGAACTTGCCTACGTATTCAGGTAGGACAGGGATACTTCCCTTCCAAATAAATGTCAGAGAAGACACAAATCGCAAACACAGACGGAGATGTCTATAAGCGCAATCAATGTTCAGAGAAGAACTAAAAACGCAAGGAGAAAAGAATTATGAGTTTCATTTCAGACCTGCTTGGAGAAGCATATCGTGACGGAATGACCGAGGACGAGATGTCCAAAGCACTCGAAAAGGTTTTCGGTGCAAAAGACAAAGATTACCAGAAGGTAAAGGCAGCTTTCGATAAGGCTTCCGCTGATTTGTCAAAGTACAAGAAAGACCTTGAAGCACGTATGTCAGAAGAAGAGAAAGCGAAAGCGGAACACGAAGAGTCTATCAAAAAAATCATGGAAGAAAACGAATCCATGAAAAAGCAGATCTCTATTGCGGAGAACAAAGCAAAACTGATTGGTCTCGGATATTCCGAAGAGCTGGCATCTTCTACTGCCGAAGCAATGTTCAAAGGTGACATGCAGACAGTGCTTGCCAATCAGAAAACACTGCTTGACGAAAGAGAAAAGGCAATCCGTGCGGGAATGATCGATGACACTCCCAAGCCACCTGCCGGAGAAAAGGGTGGCACATCAATGACACTCTCTCAGTTAAGGAAGATGAGTGTAAAAGACAGGTACGATTACTCACAGGCACACCCTGAAGAGTACGCAAGCCTGTACTCAGAAGGAAAGGAATAAGAAAAAATATGGCTAACAATCCGTATTCTAATTTCGTCTTACAGAACGAAATCGAAGATCAGTTCAAATCTCATATTGACCATGCACGTTTCTGCACTGTTGACACACAGCTTGAAGGCGAACCTGGCATGACAAAGAACATTCGCAGATACTATGCGAAGGTTACTCCGGTTGCAGGTGGAAATAGCACTAAAGGTGCGCAGGCTGTTGAGAAGGTTGCTCTCAAAGCTGGCAACACAAAAATTATTGAAATGGATTACGGTCAGACACCGTACACCGTTCTGACAGCACAGAACCAGGGTGTATGGTATGACGAAGAACAGATGAAAGATCCGTATGTCGGCCTTGTTATCGCTCGTTACGCTGGCACAGATATGTTCAACACAATGAACGCTGATGTCATCGCTGAATTTGCAAATACAACTCAGAGTGTAACGGTTGCAGGTGGCGCATGGTTCGATGCATTTGTTGATGCACAGGCAATGCTCCCTACCACTGATGAATCTGAAGATGTTTCCGAGACATTCGCTCTTGTTAACAAACTGATGGTTGCAAAGATCCGTAAAGCTCTGAAAGACGAACTGAAGTATGTCGAAGCATTTGCTCGCAGAGGTTATGTCGGCACTGTCGCAGGAACAAACCTGTATGTTGATCCGCTTGCTCCGTTCACCGCAGGTTCTGGTAACACTGCCGACACAGGAACGATTTATCTCGGCACAAGACAGGCTGTCACTCTGTTTACCAAGACAGGTACACAGATCGAAGCCTTCCAGATGGGTAACCGTTCTGCTGCGGATGCAGATATTCGTAAGAATACTCTCATCACACGTAAATACTACATTGCTGCGCTGACTGACGAACGTTACGCAGTAAAGATCATTCTGTAATTAAACGAAAGGAGACAAGCGCATTATGGGTTGTGGAAAAATGTTAGAGAAACTTCAGCGTAAACTCCCGGATGCAGACCCGGAAGAACTTGAGGATTTTCTTTCCGATGCAGAATCTGCAATTCTGAATCGCTTGTATCCTTTTGCGGATTCTATCGAAGGCAAGGAATTACCTGCACGGTACTACGATCTTGCAGTTCGAGTTGCAGTATATTTCCACGATAAACAGGGTGCGGAAGGGGAATCTGTGCATGTAGAAAACGGTATTCACCGTCACTACGAAGGTGCGGATATTCCCCCTTCCATGCTTCGTGAAATAACTCCGTTTATAGAGGTTTTGTAGAGATATGAGACTGCTAAAGAAGAATACAAAACCCTTCTATTATGCTCTGTACGAAGGGTTGGAAATGTTGCAGTCCGATGCAGGTTATTACACAGGTGAGAAGCGCATAAAGTATTCCGATCCTGTACAGATAAGGGGAAATATCTCTGCTGTCACAGGCGAATCAGTAGTAGCGGAGTTTGGTACTTATGATGACTATTCAAAGGTTATATTGCTGACAGATATGACCTGTCCGATAGATGAGAATTCCATTCTGTGGATTGACACAGTACCCACTTATGATGGGGAAGGAAATCTCACTAATACTGCTGACTATGTAGTACGGCATGTTGCTAAGACACTGAACGTAGTTGCCTACGCAATTGCAAAGGTGGACACATCGTTATGAAGATCGAGATTAACTTACTTGATCCGGCTTCAATCGATCATGCGATTCAGCAGATTGAGGAATATAAAGCCAAGATGGAAAGAGATCTCAAGTACATCATAAAAGAAGCGGCTTCAAGAGGAGTTGATATCGTCCGAGCAGAATATGCCGAAGCACCTTACCCAGGTACAAAAGACTACCGTGTTACCTATCATCTTTCGGATGACGGGAACAAAGCAACGATAGAAGCAGGTGGAGAATCTGTCTTATTCCTAGAGTTTGGGGCAGGATTGTTCAAAGCATCCGCACCGCTTGCGGTGTTGGATCTTGTATCCGGGAGTCCTTTGCCGCATGGAACATACGGCAAGGGAAAAGGTAAAAACACTAAAGGGTGGGCATATGTCGGCGATATCGGTTCAAATCCACCGTCAGACACTTACACCGTTAAAGACGGAAAGGTTGTGCGGGCAATGGGTAACGATGCAGTACCTGCGGTATGGCATGCACGGCAGGCAATGAAAGTAATATTCGACCAGATATTAAGTGAGGTAAACGGCAAAGCATGATTGATAAATCAGATGAAGTGTTTAATCGAGTGATGGATTATGTCATGGATAATATGCCGACACTTACTAGGGAGAATTTCAGCTCAGAAGAAGTCGATGCGCCATCCGTGTTTCCTCACATCGAAATTGTGCAGTCCGAATCAATTACGGACACAAGCGGTCAGACAAACGAGTTTGTAGAAAACAGAGCAAATCTGACATTTAATATCACAGTATATTCAAATTTAAAGGAAGGTAAACGGTCACAGTGCCGGGAGATCATGAAGCACATAGACAACTATGTGCAGAGAATGAATTTCTCACGACAGACCAGGACCTTCCTTCCAAACATGATGAACCATTCATATGCTAGGCTGTTTGCCAAGTATACAGTCAAAGCAGATGAAAATAACTTTTACAGGGGGTAAATAAAATGCCGACAATTAGTTATGCGACATTCCTTATGAAGGGAACGACTAGCGGTTCTACCACCACTTATACGAAACTGTTCCCGATTAAAACCACACCTGCACTGATGGCAGCCAAGGAAGCGGTTGAAACCACAACGCTTGAAGATAGTGGACGTACATACATCCCCGGTATTCGTCAGAACGAAGGTGCGCTGAACTTCACAGCGAACTATGAGCTGGAATATGTACAGGCTATTGAGCAGTTGAACGAAGAAGATACACTTTGGAGTGTATGGCTGGGCGGAACTGAACAAACTGACGGTACTGTTACACCTACAGGACAGTACGGCAAGTACAACTTCAAAGGCAGAGCATCCTATTCCGTATCAGAACAGGCTGTCAACGGTGTGCGTGAAATGACCGTTGCTATCATGCTGTCTCAGTCCATGTACAGAGATACAAATTGAGATGCCTAATATCACAGCAAATTAAAGCCACAGGGGGTACACAGTGTACCTTCTGTGGCATCTTCAAATTAAAAACCAAATCATTGTCGAAGGAGAAAGATTGCAATGGAAGAAATGAATTTCGATTACAAGGGTAATCATTACACACTTGGTTTCACACGCAGAACAGCACAGGCACTTGAGCAGTCTGGATTTAACATCTATGAGATTGAAACAAGACCTCTGACAAGGATTCCTCAGTTATGGAGCGGTGCATTCGCACTTCATCATAAGCGTGTAACTGAAGAACAGAAGCGTGAAATCTGGAATCACATGAGACGTAAAGACGAAGTTGTCACCAAACTTGGTGCAATGTACATGGATGCGGTTGCTACTCTCGTAGTAGACAGTGAAGAGGACGAAGAAAACGAAGATTTTATCGAGTGGAAGTAGAAGACCAAACTACTTCCAGAAGAACGAGTTTTGCAGAAATCTTTGAAGCACAATGCCCTATTTACATGGCTTACGGCATGACATACGAACAGTTCTGGGATGGAGATCCGCATGCGGTGAAAGCATTCAGACAAGCGTATGAACTGAAGAGAGACATGGAAAACGAGCATATGTGGCTGCAAGGTATGTATATCTACGATGCGATTCAAAGACTTATTCCTGCTATGCGTGTTATGTCTTCGGATAATCCAGAACCATACCCGGATAAACCGTATGAAATAAGACCTAAGACCAAAGCAGAGAAAAAGTCGGCTGAAAGAAAAGCGATGGATGATATGCAAGCGTACCTTGAGGGGATTATGGCAAAACAAAACGCAGAAGAAAAGAGAAAGGGGGAGAAGCATGGCTGAGTATGAAAGCGTAGACTTTAGCATCAATGGTGATAAGTCTGGCGGTATCGCATTGCTTAACGATGCTCTTGAAAGTCTGAAGAAAATCAGAGCGGAAAAAGACCCTTTTAAAAACATGGGAGACAGTGCGAAGAAAAACACTGCTAAACTCTCTGAAATGTTTAGTTCTCTCAAGAGAATTGCGACATATCGTCTGCTTCGTACCATGCTGAAGGAAATCGCTGACGGATTCCGCACAGGTATGAATAACGCATATCAGTATTCCAAGATCCTTAACGGCGAATTTGCAGCAAGTATGGACAGATTGGCAACGTCATCCATGTATCTAAAAAACAGTCTCGGTGCGATGATGATGCCTGTCATGAATATGCTTGTCCCTGCAATCGACTTCCTGATTGATAAGTTTGTCTCTCTGATAAATGTTATCAACCAGGTATTCTCTCTGTTAAGCGGTGCAGCAACGTGGACTAAAGCATTAAGATATCCGCAGGAATACGGACAGGCTGCCGGTGGTGCAACAGCCAAACTGAAAGAATTGCAGAAGACAATTCTTGGGTTCGATGAAATCAACAAACTGAATAAGCAGAGCGATAACGGCTCTGGTGGTGGCATTGGCGGATTGGATTATTCCAAGATGTTCGAAGAGTCACAGTACGAGGGTGTATTCGCTAATCTGAAAGACTTCGTGCAGAGACACTTGCAGGAAATTGAGATGATACTTGCAGGGTTTGAATTCGTTCTTGGTGCGCTCCTGTTCATGACAGGGCATCCGATTATCGGTACTGCGATGATGGTTCACGGTGCTTCGAAGATATTCAATACGATGGCAAATGTTGATTGGGGAAGTGCAAGCAGAGAACTTGCAAACTCACTCGCAACTATCGAAGCAACTGTCGGCGGATTCGCATTTGCGCTCGGTGCAATACTTCTGCTCTCAGGGGCGAATATTCCTCTTGGATTGGGCATGTTGGCAGTAGGTGCAGCGATGATGTACCAAGCAATCTCAGTGAATTGGAAAGCCACTGAAGCAGATATCACTACTGCCTTGAGTACCATCGTAGGAATTGTTGCAGGGTTTGCAATGGCAGTAGGTGCAGTATTCCTCGTCACAGGTCATGTAGGAATCGGTTTAGGCTTAATGCTTGCAGGTGGTATTGCTTCTCTCGGTGTTGCAACGGTATCCTGGGATGAACTCGGCAACAACGTAAGCAAGACATTGCAGAACATTGTCGGAATCATCGGAGCATTTGTACTCCCTATAGGTCTGGTAATGCTCCTTGCAGGTCACCCGGTAATCGGTATCGGAATGATGATCGCAGGTGGCATTGCGGTGATGGGAACGGCAGATGTAAATTGGGATGACGTTGCAGTAAAAACGAGAAATGTTCTTACAACAATCGTAGGAATTATCGGTGCATTCCTTCTTCCGATTGGTTTGCTTCTCGCATTAAGTTGTCCTGCATTACTGCCGATTGGATTAGGTCTGATGATCGCAGGTGGACTTGCACTGAGTGCATACTCAATAAATTGGGATGATGCACCGAACAAGGTAAGAACACTTGTATCTAAGATATCCGGGCATTGGGATACTCTGAAAACGAAGACAACAGGGGTATTCTCTAATATCAGGACATTTATCAGCAACACGCTGTCCGGGCTAACAAGTATTCACATCCCTATGCCACACTTCTCAATTGCAACAGGTTTCCTTGGAATTCAGTATCCAAGGTTTGACGGATGGTGGGCAACAGGTGGATTCCCGGAAACAGGTTCGTTGTTCATGGCTTCGGAAAGCGGCCCAGAAATGGTTGGCTCGATGGGTAGCCATAAGAACACAGTTGCAAACAACATGCAGATTGTAGAGGGTATCAGGCAGGGTGTTAAAGATGCTAATGCCGAAGAAGTCAGAATGCTGAGAGAGCAGAATGACCTGCTGAGACAGATCCTTGCAAAAGAAGGAACGGCAACTGTATCACTCAGTTCTGTAACCAATGCATTGCAGAGAAAGAACCAGAGAGATGGGGGAACATTCGTTCCCGTTGGCTAATTATGCATAGAGGAAGGAGAACTAACGAATATGGCAAATCCTATTCGCAGTGTAAACGGTGTAACCGTTAAATGTCCTTCCTCTTATGTTTATGACTTGCAGGACATCTCGGCAGCAGATGCCGGGAGAACCGAAGATACAGTCATGGACAAAATGAGGATAGGACAGGCAGTCAAACTTGAACTGTCATGGAATGCACTAAGCACTTCCGAAATATCAACAATATTAAACGCATTCAACCCGGAATACATTACGGTTGAATACCTTGATGCAATGAATGGTGGGTATCGCACATCGGTATTCTATGTCGGTGACAGGA